ATAAAGAACGAAAATTTGCCAAAGAGTTCGGACTTGGTGATGCCGCCTTTGACCCTTCGTATGTTCCCCGAGAGTTCAATAGGGTAGCAATGCTTCAGATGAAGGATTCAGACCCCGATCTACTTCACCGGGTGGTCAAAGATTCTTTTAGAAAAGGCTCCAAGATTACAGATGAAGATACTCTGGATCTAGTCGCTGAAAGGTTCATTGAAGCAGGAACAGATGCCTCCTATACTACGGGCCGAATGACCAATACAAAGGCATTTCAGGCTCTACAGGCTAAACTGAAGAAAGAACTTGTTGACTCTGGGAAAATGGATGACGAGGTGTTTGATGAGTTTATGGATATAATTGCTCCCATCCGTAACCGAAAGTCTCTTACCCGTTCTAGCAAGAGTAGGCTTAACTTTGACGAAACCCATGTAGATGACGAGACTGGTCTCGCCTTTTCCGACCTCTTGAATAACAACATGGAAGACATATACCAGAAGTTAGTCAAAAGAAACCGAGGGGCTGGCTATTGGATTAAAGCCGTAGATGATCTGGCAGAAGAGGGAGAGGCCGGGCCAGCAAGTTATAGTCTTCCAGATGTTACGGCTTGGATTAAAGCCAAAGTAAAAAAGGAAGGCCATACCTTCTCTGATGCCGATGAAGAACACATTTCCCACCACTTTCGTTCAATGATGGGAATGGCTATGGGTGACAATGCTTTCATCAATAAGGGATCTAGGGTCGCTATGGACTATGCTCACCATGTGTATATGAATGATGCGGGTTGGGCTTCGTCGGCAGAGTTTCTTAACGCAATCGTGCTGAACAAACTAACCGCAATCGAGTCTTTATTTGGCGTACTTGGGAATTCAGTGCGTAGGCCTATTGAAGCCGCACTGTTCGGGGGGGCTAGGTTTAGGAACCCCGCCCTTGATGAGTTGGAAGCAGCAATGGGAGGCTTCAGTGGCCTCTACAACCGCGTAGTCCAACACCGGCTTGATGATAGTATGGATTATATGGGGGCAGCCGCTCAAGCAGGAAGAGGCATGGACCCCCGTAAGGCGGGAGGACGGGCTAAGTGGGGGGTGTGGGGGGAGAAGGTCAATACGTTTCTCCGAATGGGTACTCATCTAAATCCTTTCGGTATTGGCCCCGTTGACCACATTACTCGAATGGCTTCCCTAGAGTCTTCCTATCAACGATTCATTAATACCATATACAAAATTGATAAAAAGGGTGGTGTAGGGGTCTTCAAAGATGGGCATACTTGGTGGGCAAAGGACCGATTAAACGAGTTAGGTCTGAGTGATGAGGATATCACAAAGATCATGGGCATTTTGAAGACACCCGGCATTGTCCAATCCAAAACAAACTACAGGTTTAAAACGAAATACTTAGCACCCAACTTTGATGACTGGGGAGATGAAGCCCTTGTTCAGCGTTTCGCAATGGCGTTGAATAGGGAACTTGACCGGAATATTCAGAGGACTAGCGTATCTATGTTGCAGGGATGGGCAAACAACCCAGTGGGCCGGTTGATCATTCAATTTCGGACCTTTGCCTTGGGTGCGATGAGCCAACAGTTAGGGTATAATCTTAGACGGGGAGATGCTCATGCCATTGCTATCCTGACTATGAGTCTCCGCCCCCGAATGCTCACCTACTATCTCCAAGGCCTGACAAAGACAGTGGGAATGGATGAAGAAGAGGGCAAGGAGTATATGGATAAGAGGATGACACCCGAAAGAATCGCGGCTATGGGGGTAGCGGGATCAGGTCCTTGGGGTCTCTTCGGAGGACCAATGGATTGGGCGGGACCCCTAATCGTACCGGACTATCCCCGTGAGGGTCTCTTCCAGTATGGGGCAGCAAATACGGGCATAATTTCTGGTGTTGTAGAGGGAGTACCAACCTATGGTCTCATTAAAGCATGGGAAGAGATGGGTGGAGAGATGTATGATGCAATTGCAGAGAGATCCACAGACGGCATAACACAACAAACCCTTAAGAAAGCAAAATCAGTTTTACCTTGGCAAAATATGTTCGGTCCCGGCAATTTCATTGACTGGGGTATTCGTAACTCAGGACTCCCAGAGAGATAATCATGGCTGACTCATTTATAAAATATACTGGTGGCAACACCCCCTATACATTTAACAAACCGTTCCTCCGGTCTACAGACCTTAAGGTAGAAGTCAACGGCTCAGCCTACGGCGGGACCGCGACAGTCACCCCCGTGGGGTCATATCCTTATTCTTCTGCTACGGTCGCCTTATCCGCAGACGCGGGTGGATCGGATATTGTAAAGATTTACCGGGATACCGATGTAGCCAGCGTAATGTACAAAGACTTTTCGGATGGCTCTGTCCTAAAGGCTGTAGACCTCGATGACATCCAACGGTATCTTCTGTTCGTCTCTCAGGAGAAGGCAGAGTCTACCAAGGACTACGAGGGTGCTTTACCTCTTGGACATATTAGGCAGATCGTCACCAATGCCCAGCATGGTTCGGAGATGTCTGCTTCCACCAGTACCGGGAATTATGTCAAGAGTGCCTGTCGAATCACAGCGACCCCCAAGGCTTGGGCATCTACTTGGGTTGTCTTCGGAACTGTTGGGGTTCTCGTACACTCCCCCACAAGTGGAACGGATAACTCGGGCATTACGATGAAACTGTTCAAGGATGATTCCGCCGCCGTGGGGGGCAACCAGTCTGGGGGGACCGACCTTGGTCCCATCTACCGTCAGACCGATAGGAACTCGATCAACAACGATAATGCATATCTCTTGTTCCCCATCGCGCTCACCCTTACTACCTCGAATCGAACTGCATTTACTATTGATGTCTTTGGTAAACTAATTTCCGGTGCGGGTGAAGAGTTCACTGTGTATGGTGCTGTCACCAAGTCAACCCTCCACGCAATCGAGATCGCATAATAGGGGCCATGGATATGGAAGCCGACCGTGACATCTTGCTGGCATTGGGTAGACTTGAGGGTAAGGTAGAATCTCTATTACACATGCAACACACCCACGCGGAAACGCTGGATAATATAGATAATCGTGTTCGCATATTGGAGCAGGGAAAGGCAGCCCTTCTAGGTGGGGCCATGGTCGTCGGCTCTCTGGCTGCGACACTTGTTTCTTGGATCTTTAAAACTTGGTCGAACTGACCTTTAATGAGGAAAAATTATGGCTATCGAAGTTCAATCAAAGGCATTCACTGCCGCAACCGTTGGGGCTTACTCAGTTAACACCTCGGCAGTCTCAGACGTATTGGGAGCAAGCACTAATAGTCTAGCGAGTAATAGTATTACAGTTACAGACGGTCTTGCCGGGAAGAAGGTTGTGGTTGAAATAAACATTCATACTGCCTTCGATAATGTCGCCGCAAACCTTCTGATTGAGGGGTCCTTGAGTGCCCCGGGTGTTACACTTTCGTGGGCAACCCTTGATACTCTTTCTTCCGATGTAACCCCCGACGTACTTGGGGCAAAGGTATTTGTTGCGGACCTAACGGACTACGTTAATATTCCCTATATTCGTTTCCACTTTAATGCGAACGCCGCCGCTGTCAACACCGCCGGTAAATGCCAGTTCAAATATGCTGTATTAGCCTAAGGTAGGATATAATGGTTGACATGAAGAAACTTATGGAGACCCTTCACCACAACATCGGTGAGGAACTCCTAAGACGAATCGAAACTGGAGAGGCTTCTTCTGCGGATCTAAGTGTGGCTAGGCAGTTCCTGAAGGACAATGGGATTGACGCATCAGCCAAGCAGAGTGAGCCCCTTCTTAATCTAGCCAAGGTTCTTCCCTTTGATCCAGAGGAACCGATAGAAGAGGCAGGGTAATGATTTTCCTCAAGAAGACAACTGACATATCAATTATGGGGGCTGTAATGACTATTCTCAGCAAAGCGGCTTGTTTGGTTAAGCCCTTCAAGATCCTGTGGAATAAGTGCTTTAGTAAGAAGTCTTAAATGGAAATAGATCCTCGACTCAAAGACTTCCGCAACTTCCTGTATCTGGCGTGGGACCAACTGGGTCTCCCTGAGCCTACCAAGATTCAGTATGATATTGCGGACTATGTCCAGACCGGACCCAAACGGCGGTGCGTACAGGCATTCCGTGGGGTAGGTAAGTCGTGGATTACTTCCGCTTATGTGTGCCACCAACTTCTTCTAAAGCCCGATACAAACATCATGGTGGTCTCCGCGTCCAAGCAACGAGCAGACGATTTCTCTACATTCACTTTACGTTTGATTTCTGAAATGCCCCTGCTCCAACACCTCAGGCCCGGAGACCACCAACGAAATTCAAAGATAGCCTTCGATGTAGGCCCGGCTCCCAACGCCCACGCTCCTTCGGTAACATCCAAAGGAATAACAAGCGCAATAACGGGCAGCAGAGCCGACCTGATCGTGGCCGATGATGTGGAAAGTTGGAACAACTCAGCCACACAGACAATGAGAGATAAACTCAGTGAGACTATCAAGGAGTTTGATGCTGTCTTAAAGCCCGGAGGGCATGTGCTATATCTGGGCACTCCCCAGACTGAGCAGTCGATCTACAATGTCCTCCCCCAGCGGGGATATGACATCCGCATCTGGCCTGCTCGGTATCCCAAGGAGAAGCAGAAGATCCTCTACGGTGATAGGCTTGCCCCCATTATTGGGGACAGTTGGGAAGAGGAGCGAGAGGGGGAGCCAACGGACCCCGGACGGTTTGATGAGTTCGACCTCCTAGAGCGGGAGGCCTCCTACGGTCGCTCAGGGTTTGATCTCCAGTTCATGCTGGATACCTCCCTCAGTGACTCTGGGCGTTACCCGCTTAAACTGTCGGACCTCATCATCATGAATCTCAATCCTGAGAATGCCCCTGAGAAAGTCGTGTGGGCTGCTGAGCCTAGTCTCGCCCATAAGGAACTACCCAATGTGGGATTCTCTGGGGACCGCTTCTACAGGCCCATGGCTGTCACAGGAGACTGGGTCTCATATACCGGCAGTGTCCTCGCCATAGACCCCTCGGGACGGGGCAAGGATGAAAGTGCTTACTGTGTTATTAAGATGCTTAATGGGTACTTGTATGTGACGGACATCGGGGGGCTACCCGGGGGCTACAGTCAGGAGACGCTGGAGTCTCTGGCTAAGATCGCCAAGGACCAGAAGGTTAATGCGGTCATTATTGAGAGCAACTTTGGGGATGGCATGTTCACTGAACTGCTTAAACCCATCATGACTAAGGCACATCCCGTGACCATGGAAGAGGTTAGACACTCGATCCAAAAGGAAAAACGGATAATCGACACTTTAGAACCCGTTATGAACCAGCATAAATTATGCATTGACGAGTCTTTAGTGGAGAAGGATTATCGGTCTACCCAACATCTCACACCAGAGAAGGCCCTTCAGTTCCAACTCTTCTACCAGATGACTCGTATCACCAGACAGAAGGGTTCCCTAGTCCACGACGATAGGCTTGATGTCTTGGCTATTGGGGTTAACTATTGGGTGGAGCAGATGGCCCAGAATGCCGATGACAAGATCAAGAGCAGGAAGGACCACCTGATGGATCGAGACCTAGAGAAGTTCATGGAGCATGTTGTGGGTAGAAAACCCCGTGGAAACACATGGATGTAGCACACCAATTAGTCGTGGAGGCTTCCAGAGAGGTAATCCTTAGTTACTGTGAATACCTACTGGACCTAAGGGATAAGCACTCCCTAGCGGAGAATATGAGGGAACTCCTCTATACCCTCCCGGCCCCAATAATAGAGGAAATACAATTGGCTGAGTTTAAGAAAGGGCACCCCGAGGGACCCCCAGCCTAATAAACTATAATCATGTAAAGTAATAGGAGGGCAATAAGATGCCTAAGGGTGGAACAGGACAGGGATCAGGACCATCTTCCAACCGACAGCCGTTCCGGTCCAGCACGACCCATGAGTGGGAAGAGTCCGTATGGGACGGGGTACTGGGAACAGGGAACCGTGGATCGGGGGGTATTCCCAAGGCTGACGAAGAAGAACAACTAGGTTTCAATTGGGACCTTGAAAATATTCCAACAACTAATCACAATAAGAAGGGCGAATAATATGCCAATTGGACAGAAAGCGGGCGCTTCAACCACCGACCGTCACGGCAACACCACCACCACATACACCGATGACTGGTATGGTGGACGGAAGAACCGGCGGGGGCGCAAAAGTGGAACCAGCCGACCTAAAGGAGGGGACAACCGATTTACAGCCAGTGATTCTGGTGGCGGACGTAAGCGTCGTGGTGGTGGCGGGGGACAGACCCTCCTCGAAGCCCTGATGATGGGAGGCCACCTCTGATGACCTGCCTACTCGGCACCTGCCGCCGTAAGGGAGATTGCCAGTGCGTGCTGGTCCGATGGACAGACATCACCTCCTATGACGGCTCTTGGATGGGACTGGAAGAGGCAAAGGCCCTCAAGCCAGCCCAAATGGAAACCCTCGGCTGGATTATCCGGTCAGAGGAAGATTACATTGTTGTTGTCTCTACCATGGACTCCTCTGAGGATCTGGTAGGTAATGTCAACGCTATCCCCCATAATGCCATCACAGAGATCCTTAGGAAGCCCACAGGCGGATGCTCAGCAGACTTCTGCCCAAATACATAGGATTGCCCTCTGGAAGCCTAAAGTGGCTCAGAGGCGATCCTAGGGCTCCTGAGAGGAAGGACCTATTATGCTCCTCTGGCCCCGTCTTTACATCATCTTGGATATCCAGTGGAGAGCCCTCTGTTGCCTAGGGGCTTTTTAGCCAGAAAAATCTGACAACCTATATTATACCCTCCGCCCTCCCCTCGCCCCCGTGGGGGGTACCTGAGATTGAGTCTCAATCGCAACCCCGGGGATGTTCCACGTGGAACCGGGGGGTGGGTACATCCGTACGGATACCTAACGAACACCGAAGGCCTCGTAACCTCTTGATATCAAAGGGTTTACGTGCGGCCCTAGGTGTTTTTTTGTTTGTTCGGTGTTTGTTCTGATGTAAACCCTTGGTATACCTAGACTTACAACGCTTCCCCTGAGAGGCCCTAGGATCGCCCCTGCGGGCTCCACCCATGGGCTGCCCTGAGGCCCCCCCTGAGGCCGAAACGATAAACCCTTGGCACCAAACGACTTACATCAATCAAATAAATATTCCCTCGTAAACCCTTGGCAATAAACAACTTATGATTTAGTCCCCATTATGTCCATCCCACCCTAAAGTCTGGAGGCGATATCGCCGATAGAAGGGTAGACAACAGGATGGATAACCGGGCAGAGGCCGGATTCCGCCTACAACACCGACGAACGCCTCCCGTAGGCATAGGTGAGAATAGATCAGACGGTCCATCCGAGTGACCATCCACCCTCCGCATGCCGGGTCTATCCTGTACGCGAGAGCGTGGGGGGTCTCGCGGGGAAGGCCACCGGCACCTGAGTCCGCAAAGGGGATGAGGCCGGGACTCCGTAGAGGATAGGCACCTTGTAGCCTTGAATCTCATTCGCAGGTACCTGTCATGGGTATCGTGGATCCGGCTCCAGCATGGATAGACTGTGCATGACCGACCAGCGAGGGGGAGCGTGAAGCATGGGAGTAATCCAGCAATAGGTCCCCGCCATGATCCCCTCAGGGGGAGCGGGAATGCCAGACTGATAGCCGAGACGATGTCA